CGATCGAGGGCTGCACCTACGCGGGCTACACCCAGTATGCGAAGCTCATCGTCATCAACCTGAACGTGCAGAACGGTCCGGGCCTCGACAACACCCTCACCACCTACGACGCATCGTGGGACGTGGGTTCGATCAACAACGGCAGTATCCCGTCCTGGGTGACCTCGCCGTACGAGCGCGGCGTGCGTGAGGTCGGCTCGAAGGCAACGCGCAGCACCGGCGGCACGGCGGAGCATTTCAAATACTCGAACCTGCGCCTGGAGAACCTGACCAACACCAAGACCTGGTACAACGTCGGGACCATCGCGTTCCAGAACCTGGCCAACACCTGCAAGATGCGCATCATCGGCGGCGCCGGCTGGGACGGCACGACGACGAGCCAGTACCGACCGGACAGCACCAACTACGGCGCCGGCGAGGCGATCATCCGCATGCAGATGAAAACCTCTGCGGTGCAGGTGACGTCCATCGGTGAGGTCTCCTGGTACGGTGAAGGCTCCTGCCCTATTCTGGCGGTGAAGTACGTTCACAACTGGAACAGCATCACGGTCTACGTGCAGATGGCGCAGTACGCGCGCTACGCGGGTATCTTCCTGGAAACCGACGGCACCAGCCGCCTGGAAGCCGGTGTGCCGTTCTACATCACGCCGAGCCTGGCCTCTATCTCCGACACGGATATGGCGGCGGTGGAGAACGTGAAGACCGCGGTCGCTATCTGGAACGTCAACAAGGGCGTGCAGCAGGGCGCAGGCCTGGCGTTTAACCTGGACACGGGTGACCTGCTGCTGTACGGCGCCAACGTGGCGAACGACTACATCAGCTTCCTGGTGAACGGGAACCAGCGCTACATCCGCACCACGACGCGCACGTACGCCCAGACCATACCCTACTTCACCATTGCGGGCCTGCCGAACGTCAACGACGGTGTGTTCACCATGGTGTTCGTCACGGACTCCACCAAAACCCCGGCACTGCAGCCGGTCTACTCCAACGGCTACGGCTGGTATTACGTGGTAGACAGTACACTGGTTAAATAAGGAACAATGATATGAGCTTTGTGATCAAGAAACAGCTGACCCCGAAAGTGACCTATGAGGAGCCGGGGATCACCATCGACGGCGACGCCACCGTGGTTGAGCTGACCTATGAGTTCTCGCGCATCACCTCGTTCGACAACAACATGGTGACGGCGGAGTACACCATCTCGATGAACGGCGTGTCGTCTGGTCAGACCATCTCCCGGATGTTCGCCTACTCAGGTACAGGTAACCCGAGCGACCAGGCAGAGCCGCAGCTGCAGGCCTGGCTGGAGACGCTGCCGGGCGTGGTGAAGGATGACGGCACGATTATCCAGGCCGCCACGGATGAAGCGGTCACCGTGGATGACGCAGCGGTAACTGAAGCATAAAAAAATGGCGCCCTTCGGGGCGCCAATTCGTTAAAGGTTTACCAACCAGCTAACGGTCGTTGCCGTTATGCGGCCGCTACACTACCAGCCTGAGCCGCGGTGTCAACCGTAGTGGTATTGGTGGCCAGCGCTTTCAGCTTGTTCCAGCTCTGCACCACCATGTCGATCCAGCTCGACAGCTCATCCTTCAGAGTGTCCCACTGCTCGCCGATCGAGACGCAGAACGCCTCCAGCGCTTTCAGGACAGCGGCCTTCTTCGTGCTGCCGGCACCGGTTGCAGACGCGTACGCATCTTCCGCTACCTGGATCAGCTCAGCGCCCGCCTTATAGATAACTTCAGTGGCCTGAACAGCACCGGCAACGACAGATAAAGCAGAGGCAATAGTAGACAGTGAAAATGACATAGTGGGTGTTTCCTTCTCAGTTAATGAGTCCGCGGGTGCGGAGATCGTGGATACAATTTCGGGTTCCGGCTCTGAGGACGCGCTCGGCGCGGAACTTACCGGCGGTGTCGATTGCCCAGCCGTTGAGGGCGTGGATGTGAGCCAGGAGCAGGTCCGGGTCACGAGTGTCTTCAATGCCAGGGTAAGGGAGGAGAGTTGCATCGGGCTCGTCTTCCTTACACTGGATCGTTGGCACTATCGACTGCGTCGGCAGCGATACGGTTTTGGGCGTGCAGCCCGCTAACATGGTCAAGCTCAGCAGTGCGCTGAGCAATGCTGGCCTCCACCTGGGTGATCTGGGCATGCAGCTCCTCATCCGTTTTACGGGAGACGTCGGCCGATACGCGGCTCGCCTCGTTGGCGGTTTCCACAATGACCTGCTTCTCTTCCTTCTTGCGGTTCAGGAAGAAATTCAGGAAGAAGGTGACGATCGCACTGAACACGGCGCTCATGCAGCCTCCCCGACGAACCACTCCTGCTCCATCTTGCGACGGCGCACCAGGCCCGGCTCAGTGACGCCGGCCGACTTCACCCACAGCGGGAACTGCCCCGCCGCGGCGCCAAAGGCACCAGCATTCACGTACAGCATCAGGCGGGACTGCTTCAGGCGGTTCACGCCGAAGTTCCAGGCAAAGCTCACCAGCGCGTCAAACTGACCCTGGGTGACCTTCACTTTCAGCATCTGGCTCACGCCGTCCTCATACCACGGCAGCCTCTGCGCCAGCAGGTCACTCGCCTGCTGCTGGTTGATGATCATGCCAGGCACGATCGGCTTACCAAACACCAGCCCGGTCCAGCCGTAGCCGATAGACCAGGGCTTCCCGTCGAGTTTTTCCCAGCCAGGCAGCTGGCGGTACTGGCGCATGAGCAGCCCCTTCGCCTTCAGCGCCTGGCCGAGCTGACTGGCCAGATCCGGGTAGGCACCCGTCTCCAGCCCTTCAAACTCTTTAATCCCGTTAAAACCGCGCGCACTCACTTTCATCAGCCGCATCCCCATAGCAATAAAAAAAGCCCTGTCAAGGCAGGGCTAAAGGATATGGGAATTTTCCTAAAAATGAAAATTATTGTCTGCGCCACCGATCGTTGAACTGGCGGTGCAGGCGCACCGACAGCAGCAGCACCAGGCCCAGCAGCAGAGTGTTAAAAAATAATTCCGCGTTCCCGGTGGGGCGGTTGAGCGTGGAGAGATAGAAAATCGAGCGGCTGCCGGCGTAGATGGTGACCATCAGCGCGCAGATGTTGTAGAGCATCGGCGCGTGAACCCGGGGGACGTTCATGAAGAACATGAGCTTGGTGCAGATGAACAGGCAGATGGCGAGGCTCAGGTAGCTTGAGATCATGGTGTGTCTCCGGGCTCGCCTGACACCTTGCTGACGGCGCGGTTCTTCACGACGAGTATGACGTTGATGGCGGACGCCGCGGCGAACAGCGCGCCCACAGACGGGCTGACCTCGACCTGCAGCATGAACAGCGACAGCACGGCGGTGAGTATTTTGGCGACCGCCTCGGCGGCGAGGATACCCGCCACGATGGAGATGCAGAAATACCCGAACAGCCGGATACGACTCATAGGGGCAGAGCTGAGCAGGAACATTACTGCACCTGCGAAGGCGCCGATCAGCACATCCGGGGGGATGTTGTGAAAGAACGCCATGAGGGTCACGGGTGTGGCAGTGGCACCGGCAACAGCCAGGGCCACGTTTACATCCGATACCTGGGCGGGGCTATACATGACTCACCTTCCTTTCCTGGTTCTCTAATAGACTTAGTTCTGGCATGTGAGATACTTACGCGATCCAGGAAGGGATGCAATATCAGAATAGTCTTATTGACTCATTAAGCAGGACTACCCCGACTTTATCTAATATGGGATCGCATTATGGCTGAAACAGAGAAGCAGACCGAGTTCTCTGGCCGCTACGCGCGGCTGAGTGACTGGGCGAATGAGCCGACCGTGAAGGACATGAAGGAAACGCTGAATGCGGCCTCCACGTCGCAGAAGGTGCAGGTCGGGAAGATCACCAACTGGCTGAACAACCTGAACATCGACGGCGACGCAAAACCGAAGCCCCGCAAGGGTCGCTCACAGGTGCAGCCGAAGCTCATCCGCAAACAGGCCGAGTGGCGCTACTCCGCGCTGACCGAGCCGTTCCTCTCTGCCCAGCAGCTGTTCACCGTCAGGCCCGTTTCCTGGGAAGATACGGCGGCGGCGCAGCAAAACCAGCTGGTGCTCAACTGGCAGTTCCGCACCAAGGTCAACAAGGTCCGCTTCATTGACGAATACGTGCGCACGGCGGTGGATGAAGGCACGGTTATCGTGCGCGTCAGCTGGGCGCGTGAAAGCGTCATCGAGCTGGTGGATGCGCCGGTCTATGCCTACTATCCAGTCTCCGATCCGAACTGGTTAGACCAGCTTCAGCAGGCGATGCAGCTCAAGCAGGAAAACCCGGGGCAGTTTGCCCAGCTGCCGGAGGAGATGCAGGAATCGGTGAACTACACCCTCGAGCAGAATATGCCCCTGCAGGCGGTAAAAACCGGTATCCAGGAAATTTCGCAGGAGAAGGTCACCCGCAACGAGCCGGTGATCGAAATCGTCAACACCGCCAACGTCTACATTGACCCCTCCTGCCAGGGCGTTTTTGAGGATGCGCGTTTTGTCATCTACAGCTTCGAGACCTCCTATGCAGAGCTCAAAGCAGACGGGCGCTACAAGAACCTGGATACGGTGAATTTCGAGGGCCGCAGCATCCTCGCCGAACCGGATCACGTCACCACCACCCCGGACGACTTCACGTTCAAAGATAAAGCGCGCAAGCGCATCGTGGCGTACGAATACTGGGGCTGGTATGACATTGCCGGCGACGGCGTGCTGGTCCCGATTGTCTCGACCTGGGTCGGCGACATCATGATCCGCCTGGAAGAGAACCCGTTCCCGGACGGCAAGCTCCCGTTCGTGGTGGTCCCTTACCTGCCGGTGAAGCGCTCGGTCTACGGTGAGCCGGATGGTTCCCTGCTGGAAGATAACCAGCGCATCGCAGGTGCGGTGACGCGCGGCATGATCGACCTCATGGCCCGCTCGGCCAACGGTCAGAAGGGCATGCGCAAAGACATGCTGGACGTGGTGAACAAGCGCAAGTTTGATAACGGGGAAGACTACGAGTTCAACATGACCGTAGACCCGCGCCAGGCCATCGTCGAGCACACCTACCCGGAGATCCCCAACTCAGCCCTGACCATGGTTCAGCTGATGAACCAGGAAGCCGAATCCCTGACCGGCGTCAAAGCCTTCTCAGGCGGCCTGTCGGGTGACTCCTACGGTCCGACGGCTGCCGGTACCCGTGGCGTGCTGGATGCGGCAAGCAAGCGTGAAACCGCTATCCTGCGCCGCCTGGCGAAAGGGATGGCGGAGATTGGCCAGAAGATTGTGATGATGAACGGCGAGTTCATGAGCGAGGAGGAGCAGGTCCGCCTGACCAACGACCAGTTCGTGCCGGTGCGTCGTGACGATCTGCAGGGCAACTTCGACCTCGAGGTGGCTATTACTACGGCCGAAGAAGACAACGCGAAAAGTGAGCAGCTTGCCTTCATGCTACAGACCATGGCAAGCGCCATGCCATCAGATTTTTCTCAAATGATTCTTGCGGATATTGCCAGGCTGCGTAATATGCCGGCATTGGCCCATAAGATTCAGAACTTTAAGCCACAACCTGACCCGATACAGCAGCAGATGCAGCAGCTGGCGCTTCAGAAGGCACAGCTCGATCTGCAGGAAGTCCAGCAGAAGATCGCAACGGACAGGGCGCAGGAACAGTATTACTACGCCCGCGCGCGGGATACCGGCAACGCGGCAGACCAGAAGAACCTGGACTACGTGGAGCAGGAAACAGGCACCAAACACGCCAGAGATATGGAGAAGCAAGCAGCCCAGGCTGAAGCCAACCAGAACCTGGAAGTGACCAAAGGCATTCTGAGTCAGGAATCGGCTGGCCCCGGTACTGGCGAAGGTGCTGCCCCGAAAGGCCCTGACATGAACCACATTCAGCAAGCCGTCGGGTTCAATCAGTTAAGCAAAGCGATGTCACCCTGACACTCACTGAGGACACACGATGAGTAACACACAGCAGGTTGAACTTAACATCGAGCACGCCCGTCAGGGCGTAAAGTTCGGTGAAGCACTCGACCGCCTGATGAAGAACCGCGACTTCCAGAAGGTCATTCTCGATGGTTTCCTGCGTGAAGAGGCCGTGCGCCTGGTTCACCTGAAAGCCGACCCGGCCATGTACACCCCGGAAGACCAGCGCGACATCGACGCGCAGATCACCGCGATTGGCATGTTCGGTGCCTGGCTGCGCCGCCAGCGCAAAGAAGCGGAAACCGCCCAGAAAGAACTGCTGGATAACCAGGATCTGCTGAACGTCCTGCGTGAGGAAGAAGCGGAGGCGAATCAATGAGCGACGATCGCGAAGTGAATCCGCTTTCCCTCTCCGACGAGGACTTCCTCAACGCCGCGCATGAACCGGCGCCGGCCCCGCAGGAAGACGTCCCGGCAGAAGCTGCCGAGCCTGCAGCCGAGGTCACGGAGCCTGCTGAGCAGGCCGAGCCGGTACCGGTGGAAGAGGAAGCCGAAGAGGCAGCTCCTGGTTCAGTGGCACAGCCTGAGGTTCAGGGTGATGACAAAGCGCAAGCGCCTGCAGCTGAGCCGGCGAAAGACGTACCGGCTACTGACGATAAGCCTGCTGAGCCCGCTGCCATTAACCACCAGGCCGAGTATGAGCGCATCATGGCGCCCTTCAAAGCCAACGGCCGGGACATCCAGGTAAAGTCCACCGATGAGGCCATTCGCCTCATGCAGATGGGCGCGAATTACAATAAGAAGATGGAAGGCTTGAAGCCTTCTATGAAAATTCTTAAAATGCTCGATAATAACCAGTTGTTAGATGAGCAGAAACTTTCATTCCTTATTGATATAAGCAAGAAAGACCCTGCCGCCATCCAGCAGCTGCTGAAAGACAGCAATATCGACCCGCTGTCGCTCGACTTAGAGAACGCCCCCAAGTATGCACCTGGCAGTCATGCCGTGAGTGACAAAGAGGTGGAGCTTGACGCGGTACTCGACGAGGTGCAGTCCTCGCCGACCGGTCAGCGAACCATCCAGACCGTCACCACATGGGATGACAACAGTAAGCGGATACTCGCGGAGAATCCTCAAGTTATCGCCGACATCAATAAACTCATGGCCAACGGTATTTATGACCAGATCGCCACTGAAGTTGACCGTCGGAAGGTACTTGGTGACCTGAAAAACCTGTCAGCGTTGGACGCATTCAAGCTGGTAGGCGATGAGTTACAGGCCAAGGGTTTACTGCAAGCAGCCGCTACTGCGACCACTGCCGCTCCTGCCCAGCCACAACCTGTCGCTACCCGTGTCAAGACGCCCGCTGCACAGCCGGATGCAGAACGCTCGGCCAAAGCCCGCGCCGCTGCAACCACCAGAACCAGTGCCCGACCGGTGAAGCAGGAGTTCAACCCGCTCGCCATGTCGGATGAGGAATTCCTCAGAATGTCTGACTCCATTTAACAGCGAAACAGGTGACATATGACCATTCAGTACAAAGATCCGGTTAACGGTACCGCTTCCAGCGTCGGCCCGCAGATCCGCACCGACTACTGGTATAAGAAAGCCATCATCGACGCGGTGAAAGAGCAGTATTTCACCCCGCTCGCTGACGTGGTGGACATGCCGAAGAACATGGGTAAAACCATCAAGGTTTACCAGTATGTTCCGCTGCTCGACGACCGCAACGTCAACGACCAGGGTATCGATGCGTCAGGTGCGACGATCTCCAACGGCAACCTGTGGGGCTCAAGCAAAGACATCGGTAACATGACCGGCAAGCTGCCGACCCTGACCGAGAACGGCGGCCGCGTGAACCGCGTGGGCTTCACCCGTATCACGCGTGAAGGCACCATCCACAAGATGGGCTTCTTCACCGAGTTCACCCAGGAATCCCTGGACTTCGATACCGACGACGAGCT